ATTAGCAGCAATGAACGCCGTTGGATCATTGACATTTTTAGACAATCCCCGTAACGATAATCAAATAAAAGAAAATTTATACGAATATTTAAATTTGCCAGAGTTTAATATTAATATTCCATCTCATTATCATGCCTTTATCCAGCAAGTTGACGAATTTGAAGAAAAGGGCTCTTTTATTTTAATGGGTATGATAAAATCAATTAAAAGAGGAAAGGGATGGTCACGAGTTGAAATTCTTGACAAAACTGGGAGTGTTGGCATATTTGATGAAGAAGGAACGACTATTGAGACGGGTCGCACTTACTTGGTTCTTACTAATGATAATAGGATTATATCTTCAGTTCCTATTGATGAAATAAAGCAATCTTCTAGTGCTCTTGTTAAATTTTTAAGTTATAAACAGTTGCCATTTAAAGATGAAGAAATGTTTGTTGTTGCATTTAAATCAAGGACAACTAAGCAGGGAAAAAAAATGGCTTCAATGACATTAGCAAATACATCTAGAGAATTAAAATCTATTCTTGTGTTTCCTACATCTTTTGCTAAAGCCTATATGAATATTAAAGAAGGAAATTCTTATAGGTTTGTTTTTGGAAAAACAAAAGATGGAACTGTTACGTTAGATGATGTACTTATTTAAACCATGGAGAAGGAAAAAATAAAAATGACAATGACCATAGAAGATGTATTGGCACAACTTAATCCAAAGTTAAGAAAAACTGTAATGTCTGGAGACACTATTCCAGCAACACAATATGCTGCAACACCAAGTTATGGGTTGAATAAAGCATTAAATGGTGGTCTGCCTTATGGGCGTCAAGTTTTAATCTGGGGAAGCAAATCAAGCGCCAAGTCATCACTATGTTTACAAACAGTAGCGCTTGCACAAAAAGAAGGAAAAATCTGTGCTTGGATTGATGCAGAAATGTCATATGATAAAGATTGGGCTGAATTACTTGGTGTAGACTCTTCAAAACTTATTGTTTCTCAGTGCCGAACAATAAATGAAATGGTAGATATTGGAACAAATTTAATGAATGCTGGAGTTGATTTAATTGTTGTTGACTCAATTACATCACTTCTTCCAGCAATATATTTTGAAAAAGATTCAGATGAACTTAAGCAACTTGAAAATACAAAACAAATTGGAGCAGAATCAAGAGACTTTTCTAATGCTTGGAAAATGATCAACTATGCTAATAACAAAGTTAAGCCAACTCTCTTTATTCTTATTAGTCAAAGTCGTAATAATATTTCTGCTATGTATACTAGCCAGCAGCCTACTGGTGGTCAGGCTACTAAATTTTATTCTTCAACAGTTGTTAAGTTATTTTCTTCAGAATCAGACAATCAAGCAATTAAAGGAAAGATTCCTGTAGGTGATAAATTAATTGAAGAAAAAATTGGTCGCAAGATTAGATGGGATTTACAGTTTTCAAAAACAAGTCCAGGATTTCAATCTGGAGAATATGATTTTTACTTTAGGGGAAATTTGGTTGGGGTTGACAGCATTGCTGATCTTATCGATACTGCTGAATTAATGGGTATAGTAGAACGCACAGGGGCCTGGTATCTATTACCAGATGGATCAAAGGTGCAGGGAAGAGAAGGTTTTATTAATAAAGTTAGAGAGGACAAAGAATTGTTTGCAGACATTTTAAATAAGGTCAAACAGTTTGGATAAACAGTATTCCGTATACCCTGGCAAATTTTTATGTCAGACTTGCAATGAAGAAGTAAAATCTATGAGGCTATTTCCAGATACAACAGAATGTACTTGGATGTGCAGTAAAAAGCATTTATCAAAAATAACTTTAGTAAGGCAAACAAGTTATACAAAGAGAGGTAGGGTATAATATTAGTATGACTACTTTCCCATTGCTAGATAAATTTCCAAAGTATAAAAAATTGAGAGAATCTCAAGACTATGTGTCTGATCAAGATTTTATTCCAATCTTAGTAGATAATATTTTTACTGATAAAGAACTAAAGGCTATATTGCAAGCAGCCAGGGAATTTCCTTTAAAAAAGGTTAGAGTTCAAAAATGGGGTGGGCAAGGAGTTCTAGATCATATAAAAATTTCAGATAATATAATTGCAAAAATACAAAACTTAGCATCAGAAGTATGCAATAAAGATTTGGTTGTTGCAGAATATTCTGTTGTTAGATATTCTCCTGAGTACGGATATGAAGTTAAATTGTTTCCACATTATGACACAAGGCCGTACGAGATGTTTGTTTTTGATGTTCAATTGCAAACAAATGAGGATTGGGGAATAATTGTTGAAGGCAAACAATTTAATATTTTAGACAATCAGGCCTTACTATTTTCTGGGACTCAACAGATGCACTGGAGAGAAAATAAAAAATTGCAAGATAACTCAGAAATACTAATGATGTTTTTCTGGCTTAAGCATAAAATTTCAAAGCCCATATCTGAAACTATTTCAACAATTATGCTTGAAAGACAAACAGTTCTTCAAAAAGAAACAAATATCTTGAGTGACGAAACTTTAAGGAAAAGAGGATAATCCTAGGATGAATAATTTCCCAGCAAACCAAGAGCCAAAAAATTTAGAAAAGGATGTAAATATTGATCATGCAAAAAATACTTTACTAACGCATGTGAGAAAATATGAAAATATTTTTACAAAAAACGAAATCGATTTAATTTACAATACAATAGATTTAACCTCTAACGAAAATACAACAGAGGTTAGAATTTATGGGCAAAAGGCTTGGTTTACAAATCTTCCAGAAGAAATTAAAAATAGAGTTGCACAACAAATGAAAATTATTCATAATCAGGATTTAAAATTAGAAGAAATTTCCTTTGCGAGATATTCTAATAAATACTCAAATACTCCAATCCTAACTCCACACTATGATAACGCATTTAGACAACCAAGAGTTACATTGGACGTTCAATTAAAATCAAATATTAATTGGCCAATTGTTGTAGAAGGAAAAGAAATACAACTTGGAGACAATGATGCCGTTACTTTTTCTGGAACTCATCAGATTCACTGGAGAGCGCCACTAGAATTTAAAGATGGAGACTTTATAGATATGCTGTTTTGTCATTTTTCTTTAAAAGATAGTATGCCAATAACTTTAAATGAAAAAGAAAAGATAGAAAGTAAAATGATGAGATTCTCAAGCGAGTTTGCCTCTAGATTAATGAGAGAAAATACATACTTAAAGCAACTTGTTAGAAAATATACTAATGAGTGAAAAAGGTGAAATAAAAAGAATAAATGCCACTGCCCATAAAAATTCTGGAAGAGGAAACAAAAAGGGGGATGCCACTTGGAAATCTTTTGTAATTGATATAAAAGAAGCAAAAAAATCTTTTACACTAAATGAAAAAGTTTGGGCAAAAATAACAACAGATGCTATTAAATCTGGAATTGATAAATCTCCAGCATTAATAATAGTTTTAGGTGATGGGCCAAAAAAAACACGACTTCTGGTTGCTGAACTATCGGTTATTGAAGATCTAGTAGATAGGGTATAATTTTACTATGGATATTAATTGCGGCATTGTAAAAAACTTTTTTACCAAAGAAGAAGAGCAAAAACTTAGAGACCTGGTTGAAGAGAATAGAATTCTTCCCCCAGGCACAAGTCGCTACGCCCCAATGACAATTGAAAGCATGTCTAGGGTACAGATTGAATTTGAGGTACCAAAAAAAATCTTAGAAAAATTAAAATTACTTGCAATGCAATATGTTAATGATCCAGACCTTGAGTTAACTCATTATCAATATTTAGATTATTTTGGCAAATATGGTAATGGAAGTTCTCCAAATTTACCCCCACATCTTGATACAGAAAATTATTATACAAAAGTAAGCATTGATTACCAAATGTCAAGTAATATTGATTGGGCAGTAGTTATAGAAGAAGAAGAATTTTTCTTAAAAAATAATGAAGTATTAGTTTTTGAAGCAGCAGAAAAAATACATTGGAGGGCACCAGTTATTTTAAAAGAAAACGACAGGTGTGAAGTAATTGTGTTCCATTTTTCTAACAAAGATGATCATAGGCCATATGCAGAAAAACAAATGACGTCAGTAGAAAAAGAGTTTATCAGAGAAAAACACAATAATATGCCAAGAATGATTAAATACAGAAAGCAATTTTTTGAACAACTAGAACAACTAGAAAAACTGAAAAGAGGCAAAGATGGAGCCAGTCAAAACAACGCTTGAAAGCATAAATGGTTTAGCAGAAATTGCAGAATATATGGAAGATGAAGAACTTACAACTTCATTAGAAATGATTGCTAAACTAATTACCAGACCAGATATTCCAATTGCAGTTGCCACTATAGAAATAGTTAGATTACAAGCAATTGCGGGAAAATTATCTTTAAAAGCAACCTGGATGGCCAATGTGGATAAAAGCAACAGGGCTAAGAAAAACATATACTACACTGCAGCAGAATCAGTAAACAATTTAGTCTCTGCTCTCAAATACATAGCACGCTGATAACTGGTATACTGAATGTTAACGAAAAGAGATATATGAGTAAAAACTTATTACAACAAATTATGATTAAAACAGACAGCATTCCAAAGCCAGACTTTGATGTTTCTGGTATGATTGAAAAAATTAATGATGGATATTTGATTGGGCAAACTCCAAAATTTACCAAGAAAAAAACTTTTGCCCCATCAACAATATCTTATAGTGATGGCAACGGAGCGTGCCCAAGATACTGGTATCTTGCTTTTGAGGGTACAACTTTTGAAAGTAATAACACTGCTACAAGTATAGCCAATATGAGCAATGGAGTTTTGTCTCATAGTAGAATTCAGAAAGTAATGCTTGATTCTGGAATTGCAAAATCTTTTAAAGACGACGACAACAATGATACAACAGAGTTTAAAGTAATAAATTCTCAGCCACCAATTTTTGGGTACGGGGATTGTATGATAGTTTGGAATGATGAGGAGATTGTTGGAGAAATAAAAACAACAAGCCAAGAAGCATTTGAATATAGGAAAAAAGTTGGTAAAGCCAAATTAGACCATATAGAACAAACTCTTATATACATGAAGATTCTTAAAAAATCTAAAGGCATTGTTATTTATGAAAATAAAAATAATCATGAGTTATTACTGTTTCCTGTTGAAGTTAATGATCACTATAGACAGTGGATTGACAACACATTTGAATGGATGAATGAAGTGCATAATTCCTGGAAGAATAAACAGTTACCAATTAAAAACTACAGAAACAATTCCAAGGTTTGCAAAAATTGTCCAGTCAAGAAAACTTGTGACGAGGCTGGAGATGGAATAATTAAGATAGCCTCCCTAAAGGAATTAAGTGAAGCAGTGTAGTTGGTGCAACCAAGACTTTAAGGCTAAAGTAACTTATCAAATTTACTGCAGCGCTGATTGTAGAGACCTTGCCACAAAAGAAAAAATTGTAGCAAGATATTCTGTTGCAAAAAGACAAAAAAGAAAAAACAAAACAAGAAAATGCTCAGGAGGTTGTGGCATAACTTTGTCTATTTATAATGATGACAGTCTATGTAATACTTGCAGGATTAACAATAAAGACGTTTTTAGAGTTTTAAAAAAAATAAAAAGGATTGTTCGTGATAGCAAAGATACTTAGTATTAACAATGTCATACCTGAAAATATTTGTGCTATTGATGCTAGCACTAACAACATTGCGTTTGCAGTTTTTAATAACAAAGAGATAAAATATTTTGGCAAATTAAATTTTACTGGCAGCACAGTGTATAAAAAAATAGGAGACGCTTATGCAAAAACAAAAGCACTATTTGATTTATATAAAATTGATGCGGTAGTAATCGAACACACAGTTTTCATGAATAGCCCTAAAACAGTATCAGATTTAGCATTAGTACAAGGCGGAGTTCTTGCTGCGATGTGGTCTTGTGGAGTAAAAGATATGGGATCTGTTTCTCCTATTACCTGGCAAAACTATATTGGAAATAAAAGATTTAGTAAAGAAGAAAAAATATCAATGAGAAAAGAAATTCCTAATAAATCAGAGTCTTGGTATAAAACTCAAGAAAGAGAAGTTAGAAAAGAAAAAACAATTAGGTTTGTTAATATGCAGTATGATAAAACAATAACAGATAACGATGTTGCCGATGCTTGTGGCATTGGCCATTGGGCTATCAACAATTGGAACAAAGCGATGGGAACTTATGAACAGAGATAGTTTTGTTTTTAAAGAAGAAGAAAATGAAGTCTCTTTAGTTGTGAAGACTTTGTCTCCAGAAAAATGGTTATTGATAGATCGTGAAACTGGACAAACTTATCAGGGAAATCCTGGCGGGTATTGGGATAAACTTACTACTATAAAAAGGAATAAAAAATAATGCCAGAGTTAAATGCAAACATCCCACCCATAGAATGCTATGTTCGTGGAAACTATTTAAGGAATCAATTAGATAGTCATGACAAATATTTTCCATGTGTTATATTTGGTGTTGCTAGTATAAAAAACAGAAGTCCTTTATTTCACATAATGATGGAAGACGGTGGGCTGTGGTGGAGATTGCCAATTAGTGCATTTTGTACAAAGCCTGGAGTTCCTGAAGTAGACTTACATAATTTAGTTTTATGGAATGCCTTTAGCCATCACATATCTGTGACTAAATTTGAAAACCTTACAAATCTTAGAATGTCATATATTGACAGAACAAAAACTACAAACAAAGGAACATATTTGTTCACGCTTGACTGGCACAACCCAGATTCTAATGTTTTAGATGATGGTTATTCAGAAAATCCAGCGGAACATAAATGTGGCCATGTTATACAAAGAGATGACGGTAACTTTGCTATTCAGCCTAACAATAGGGTTCGTATTTATGAACCTTCCTTTACTTTAAAAAAGGACTATGTTATTGATAGAATAATTAATGATTATAAGTGGGATGTAGAAAACCAAGATAAATGGACTTTGGAAGATTCTCATAGGTTTAACTATGACATTTCTGAAGCAGAAGTTGACAAATAATCTGATGCCTGCTAAACTATATACAAGTGAGACTTGGCTTCGTAAACGATACGTTATGGATAAAAAGTCTCCACAAGAAATTGCAAAAGAGTGCGGGGCTAGCGTAGAAACCATTTACGTATATCTTGCCAAGTTTGGATTAAGGAGATCTAAAAGATGAAACCAGTTCCAGTCTATCAAGATGTTGACCATTTTGTTTATAATGACTTATACTTGCATTCACTATCCGCTCCATCTGGAAATGATATTTTAATGAACTGTATGGGAATAGCCCAAATGTTAATTGAAAAAAATATATCTTATGGAAATTCTGCTTTAGATCCAGTAAGAATTTTTAGCAAGGCCAACTCAATAGAACAACTTCATGTAAGAATAGACGACAAGTTAAGTCGCTTGATGAAGGGTACGGAGATGGTTGGAGATAACGATATTGATGATTTAATTGGATATTTGATTTTATTAAAGGTGGCAAAAGAAAAAAATGATTAATGATTTTGAAACAAAACTTGAAAACAATAATTTTGATGGCTACTCAAATCCCGATGTCTTACACATTGGTGAGCCAGTCTTAAATTTACTTGGAAAAGGGTTGACCGGATTTTCTTATTACCAGCCAAACCCTATCACTCCAGATTTAAAACTCAATAGTGATGGATTTAGGTCTGACGAGTTTAAAAAAAATCATGAAGAAAAACATATATTATTTTCTGGATGCTCGGTTACGTATGGTTTGGGACTTTTAGAAAACGAAACTTGGGCTAAAAAACTATATAATAAAATAAATAAAGAAGTTCATCTTTCTGGATTTTTTAATTTAGCGTTGCCAGGCACTGGTATTTGTGATATTGTTGCTAATATTTTTAAATATATTAATAACTACGGCAAGCCAGAATCAATTTTTATTTGTTTGCCAAATGTACAACGAAGGTATGCTCTTTATTCAAAAGATTCTAAAAAAATACATGATAAAAAAATTCATCACGCTGTGTATGACGATAAAGGAAGAGATGAATTTTCCGATATTATTCAAATTCATTCATTTCATTATTTAATGTTTTTAGAAATGTTTTGCAAATCAAACAATGTTAACTTGTTTTACTTTTCATACAATACTATGTTTGCATCAATGGAACTTGACAATTTTGCTCAGATAGACAGAAGGGATTTTATCAGAACTTTAGCAGAATTTTGTATAAAAAACCCTGACAACCAATTTTCTTTATCCGCCAGAGACGGGGATCATTTTGGAGAAGCATATCACGAGTATTGGGCAAATTTTTGTCACGAAATGTACGCTAAAGGACAAAATAAATGATGTCACAAGAACAAGAAATAATAAAACATTTGGATCAAGTTAATCAAGTAGTTGAAGAATACCTAAAAGGTAGTGATCCAACAAAAATATCCAAAGAGTTAGATATTCCAAGAACCCGTGTTGTTACTTTAATTAATGAATGGAAAGTTATGGCTTCTGCTAATGATGCTATTCGTGCCCGTGCAAAAGAAGCAATGGCATCAATGGATGCTCATTATGGTAAATTAATTACAAAGGCATATGAAGTTATTGATGAGGCTAGTTTAACAAATAATCTTTCAGCAAAAACTCAAGCAATTAAACTTGTTGTAGATATTGAAAAGTCTAGAATTGAAATGTTACAAAAGGCAGGCCTGCTAGAAAATAAAGAATTGGCTGAAGAGATGGTTGAAATAGAAAAAAGACAGGAAATCCTTGTTGAAATATTAAGAGATATAGCAGCCGAACACCCAGAAATAAGAGATAAGGTAATGAGAAGACTATCTGATATTGCCAAAGAAAATGAGGTGATTACGATTGTCCACGACATTCAATGATTTTCTTGAAGTATTAAAAGACAATATCTTTGAAGAAAACCCAGTAGACGTAAAAACATTTGTTGAGTCGTCAAATTATCTTGGTCAGCCCCCACTATCAGAAATACAATATAATATTGTCGAAGCAATGAGTCAAATTTATTATAAAAAAGATCTTGAAAATTTAATGGGAACAAATGATGGAAGCGCATATTATGATAAATATACAAAAAATGAAATCATTCTACAACTTGGCAAGGGTAGCGGAAAAGATTTTACATCTACGGTAGGATGTGCATACTTAGTATATAAACTTTTATGTCTTAAAGATCCAGCAAAATATTTTGGCAAACCAAGTGGAGACGCCATAGATTTAATTAACGTTGCCATAAATGCCCAACAAGCAAAAAACGTTTTCTTTAAAGGTTTTAAAACAAAAATAGAATCTTCCCCATGGTTTGCTGGAAAGTTTTATGCTAAAGCGGACAGCATAGAGTTTAATAAGGCAATAACTGTTTACTCTGGGCACTCAGAAAGAGAATCTCATGAAGGTTTAAACCTAATACTTGCCGTCCTTGATGAAATTTCTGGTTTTGCATCAGAAGTTGGAACCGCAAATGAGCAGGGGAAAACTGCAGAAAATATTTATAAAGCATTTCGTGGATCGGTAGATTCTCGTTTTCCAGATTTAGGAAAAGTTGCACTTCTATCTTTTCCAAGATATGTTGGAGACTTTATTTCTAAAAGATATGAAGATGTAATTGCAGAAAAAGAAATTCTTGAAAAAAAACATACGTTTATAATTAATCCAGCATTACCAGAAGATAATCCAGACAACACTTTTGAAATAAATTGGGAAGAAGACCACATTAAATCATATAAATTTCCGGGAGTTTTAGCAATTAAAAGACCAACATGGGAAGTAAATCCAACAAGAAAAATTGAAGACTTTAAGTTATCATTTTTTACAGATCCTGGAGATGCCTTAATGCGTTTTGCATGTAAGCCAACGTATTCATCTGATGCCTTTTTTAAACAAAGAGATAAACTAGAAAAATGTATGTCTTTAAGAAATCCAATAGATAATAATAAGAGGTTTGATTCTTCTTTTAAACCAGATCCAGAAAAGACTTATTACATTCATGCTGACCTTGCACAAAAACATGACAAGTGTGCTGTAGCAATCGCCCATGTTGATAAATGGGTAAATGTTCAAGTTTTAAAAGACTATGAACAAATTTCTCCAGTTGTTATTGTTGACGCTGTTGCCTGGTGGGAACCAAAAGTTGAGGGCCCAGTTAATCTTAGCGATGTAAAAAATTGGATTATTAATCTTAGAAGGCAAGGGTTTAATATTGGAATGGTTACATTCGATAGATGGCAATCTTTTGATATTCAACAAGAACTAAAGTCTGTTGGTATTAGAACTGATACTGTTTCTGTTGCTAAGAAACATTATGAAGATTTTGCTATGTTGATTTATGAAGAGAGAGTTGCTATGCCCTTAATCCCCCTTTTGTTAGAAGAAATGGGAGAACTTAAGATTATTAATGATAAGAAGGTAGATCACCCACGTAAAAAATCTAAAGACTTAGCAGACGCAGTTTGTGGTGCAGTATTTGGTGCCATAAGTTTTACGCCTAAAAATGTAAATCAAGAAATAGAGGTTCACACATTCAAAGATAGGCCA